GGGCGGTTGCCGTCTCAGAGGCCTTGCTAACGCCACGAAGAATGTCAGATATGCCCGTTATCTCGTATATTGTCTGCTTAGTTGCTTCGCGCTGTTCATACAGCTTGGAAAGCGTCTCGACTGCATCTTTTACAGGGAACAGCCACATCATGCCCTGCAAGCCGCCACGCTCCATAAACTGCGAAGATGCCTCAGTCGGTATCAGATCGCCATCGGAGGCAGAAGTCAAAACGCGCTCAATATCAGCACCGAGTTCTGCGGCATACACGCCACGCCATTTGACGATTTTGCCCGTTGCTTCAATGCGCCGCGTCAGCACGTCCAGTTCCCGCGCCTGTTCCTCGTACTGTGAATACAGCGTAGCAGGCATAAGAGAATCAGGAGACGGCACGGCATACATGGGAGGCGCAATCGGATAGAAATTCTCTAGGTCAAGCGGAGGCTCCTCATATTTGAGCGCACTTTCAAGCCCTTTGCTCACCCACAAAACGAGCTTGTCACGGCGGCTCCATACTTCCCAAATCTCTGCGCGTGCATCCTTGTCGGTATGTTCGCCGTCATCATGCGAGCTTTGAGATGCGTAATCTGTGCCTTCGTCGCGGCCCTCATGCGCGCCTTCCACATAGCAGAGAGCGTCAGCGTCAATGTCCGGGAAGTAACTCTTAACGTCTGCGCGAGTCATCCAGTGACGGAAAGCACACCATTCAACGCGATTCCATGACGGCGCATCGGCATGGACAAAATCTTTATATGATACCGGCTCAAAAACAATGTTCTCGCCTGCCACCATGTCCACAAAATTACCGTCAGGAAGGGCTTGCTGCGCGATTTCAGGCTCATACCGCACACGCATGACAGCACGTCCGGGGAGGAAAAAATCCAACACGGACGCAATCGCCGCGCTGTGAAAGTTACCAACGTCAAGCACATATTCCAGCGATCTGTCCAAGACTTGTGCGCAAGCCAACGCGAGAGGGTCTTTACTCTGCCAGCGTTGCCGCACATCAGGACGCGGAGGCTGGTTATATGTGGCGTTCCGCAGAGTTTCCGTGTTCGACCACAAGATATTGAAGCCGCCCGTCTGACCAACGTCACTTTTGTTCTGCTCATTCCGATAACGGTCAAGAACAGATTTCGCGTCTTTGCGCCACTGTTTCTCTCGTTTCAACGCGGCCTTAATCTCTGCCAGCCATGCGACAGAGGAAACAGGCAAATCCTTAACCTGTTCCTGCGCGGCATCTTCAATCTGCGCTTGCATTTGCGTATCAATCTGACTCATTTATTCCTCGATAATGATTAAACCATACCTTTTAGCAGCTTCATGTTCTATGACACAACCACGCGCCTTTTCCCATCCTTTACAGAAATAAGCCGCATGACAAAGCGACATACTTTCAAGAGATTTTGCAAGAAAACATAGCGGAATTTGAACAACGCCACGCTTTTCCATGTTCTCTTTTGAATACCATTCATCTGTGAATAGAGTATTTACAATTTCATACCCTTGTTCTTTAAGTGCCTTAATAGCCCGATTGCGAGTTTCAAGAATTTCTTCTTCCGTCTTACCACCCATCGGTTGAGATAACATAGCTTTCATTAAATCGCCCTCGCTTGTCTGCGTTTTTTGAAATGTTGCTCAAAAAGGTCGTGAGCAGTCCACGGCGTTGCAACCGCCTCTTGCACACGTTGCGTCAAAGTCTTTTCTGGCACTGGAACCTTCGCAGGCCGCATCTCTGCCAGCATCCGCGTCAGAAGGCTCAAAGCGTCCACTTGGTCATCATGCTTGCCCACGGGGAAAGTCAGCATTTCAGCCATCAAATCAGCAACCCACGGACAGCGAGACGGCGAAGGGAAGAACACCTTGCCCATTTGCATACGCGCTTGAAGGCTCCGCGCTCTTGTCGGCTTATCTGCCACGCTTGCGAATTGCTGCCGATAAGTGCTGTAGAGCTTTTGCTCCATGCAACGCTTGCGGATTATCGGGTCAAGAGACTTGAGTATTACGCCGCCCTCTTCGGCCCATATCTGCGGCTTATACATCCGCACAATACTTGACCAAGCATCAATCCATTCCAGCGCGTCAGTCTGCCCACGCCACAGGTCTACGATGTAGATATTCTCCGATTCATCTACGCCAGCGAGAACGTGAACAGTGTAGTCCCCACCGTCTGCCGTAACAGCATAATCGCTTGCGCCGTAGTAGCGTAGATACGGCGGCAAAGTCTCATACGTCTGCATCCACTCTCTACGAAAATATGCGCCTTCATCGGGGGCTGGCTTTTGCTGATAAAGTGCATTCCAATCACGCGGCCCTATTGCAGCCCGTATGCTTTCAAGTTGTTCAAGGCTGTAGCGTTCAGGATGCAGTGCTTCACCCGCTTTTCTGTGCGCTTCATCATGTTCCGCAATGGCAGGGAAATTGACGACGCGCCAAGTATCACCTTCGCCCTTGGCTTGCATTTCAAGCAGACGGCCCGATAAATCGTCCATGTGCCATCTTGTGTTGATGACAACAATTCCACCACCCGGAGCAAGGCGCGTGTAAAGAGTAGACGTGTACCAATCCCACACATTTTCGCGTTGCGTTTCGGAATCGGCCTCTTGCCTATCCTTGAACGGGTCATCAATAATCAAAATTGATCCTCCCATTCCTGTGATACCACCGCCAACACCAGCAGAACGGACACAACCTTTATGCCCGACTATCTCAAAAAAATCGCTTGTCCGTTGCCATCCGCTTGCTCTTGCTCCTACGCCGCCCATGCGCGTTTCAGGAAAGATACGGCTGTATGCTTCGCTCTCGATAATGCGCTGGACATCCTTATTGTTGCGCGTTGCAAGGTCAGCACTGTACGACGTGCTGATAATCTGCATATCAGGATAACGACCCAGAACGTAGGCAGGGAAACGCCGAGAGGCTAACTCTGTCTTTCCATGACGCGGAGGCATCGTGAGCATCAAACGCGGAGACTTGCCTGCAACTACGTCAGCAAGGAAAGCGTCAAGTTCGGCGCATATTTCCTCATGCACCCAGCCCATCACATAGCTAGGCATGGTGGCATAAACAAAGCCGACCATGCTGTTAGTCGCTAGTCCGTGCTGAATTGCATGAATCTTTGCCATTACTCGCTTTCCCCACGGAACGCCGCTTTCGCCATCTTGGCTATCTCTTGCGGCGTAAGGTTGCTCAAGTCGATATTGACCGCAGGCTTGGGCGACATTGAGCCGTCAGAAGATGTGTTGTCCACATGCTGCGTCTCTCTCCATCCCGCCTGCGTCTTGAGGTAGAAGAATATAGACGCGCTATCGCCGCTCATGGCTTTCTCGAACAATTTATTAGCAACCTTGGCACGAGCTACAGCCTTACCCTTGCCGAAAGCGTCATTGTAATGCTTGTAAATCGTGTCAGACGAAACGCCGAGGATATGCCCCACATCTTCCTGCGTCATGCCAAGAGCCGCAAGGTGTTCAACCTTGCCTGCAAATTCAGCATTCCACTTGATATGCGGCTTTTTAGACATTAGCCACCTCGTCAAATGTCTTGCCGCTGCTTTCCAGCGTTGCCTTCTGCCCTGTAAAATCCTGCCAGCGGCGCACAATCACGTCGCAGTAGTGCGGCGACAATTCCATCATGCGGCACACGCGCCCCGTCTTTTCACAGGCAATAAGCGTGGAGCCAGAGCCGCCGAAGAAATCAAGCACTGTCTGCCCATTCTCTGTAAAGTCATTGATTATAGCTTCAAACAAGGCTACGGGCTTTTACGTAGGATGATAGCGTTCTTTTTCTTTGCCTATCAGCCCATTGTATTGAATGTCGTATTTCTTGACTGATTGACGCGGTATGTTTGTCCATGCAAGCTCACAATCCCCAAAGGTCGGCATTGTATTATGCTTATCCCACACAAGCCAGAAACCAGAACACGGCAGCTTGTCCGTAAAGAAGTTGCCGCCGAAAATTATTGAGTTCTTGGCTTGCTCTAAAATAGTCTCGAAGCATTCTTTGGATGGCGTTTCAGAATCCCAATCGTCAGTATATTTGCGACGCGGGATTGCCTTGCCGTTCCCATTAAAGCCGCCAGCACCACCAAAGCCTTTATCGCGCTTCACGCCATAAGGGGGGTCAGTCAACACTAGGTCAGCTTTGCCGCCTTGCATAACTCCATCAACGCAAGCCGTGCTGTCCCCGCACATCAGCCGATGCTTACCGAGCAGCCACACATCGCCCTCTTTCGTGACGGGCGTCTCTTGCACTTCTGGGCAGTCATCAGCATCGGTCAACCCTTCCGTGCCAGCAAGGGCAGAGGCAAATACGTCATCAAGCTCAATGCTATCAAAGCCCGTCAGGGATAAATCAAAATCCATGCCTTTGAGTTCATCAAGCTCAAGGCGTAGCAATTCGTCATCCCATTCAGCCCAATTCGCCGACTTGTTAGCCAGCAGCCGAAACGCCTTCACTTGCGCGTCAGTCAATTCATCAGCAAGCGCAACGGGAACCTCTTTCAGCCCTAATTTCTGCGCTGCCTTGAGCCGGAGATGCCCGTCAACTACGCTGCCATCAGACTTCGCCACGACAGGAATACGAAAGCCGAACTCTTTTATTGCGCTAACCATGCGGTCAACCTGCGCGTCATTCTTGCGCGGATTGCGATAATATGGAATCAGCTTATCTATTTTCCACTGTTCTACTTTGAGCATTACCAAATCCCGCGCTTATGCGCTTCTTCCCCGTGGCTGGTCATCTTCGGGTCGTATTCCCAAGGCAAAGCGTGTGCCGGGTCAAAGTCCTGATGGGATACTTCGCATACCGTCTGATGGTATACGTGGCATACCATCCACTCTTCCACTCTCTTTCCTACCCTGTAGATAGTTGCCCGCCCGGTTCGCTTTGGTTCAAACACTTGCGCCTCTACCAGCTTTTGCAACGCAGACTTGACGGCGCATATTCCCAAGCCTGTTTGCCTGCATATCGTTTCACGCCTGACACGAGAACATTTACTTGCCCGATTGTAATGCAGAGCCACGACCATGCCGACCAGCTTCTGTGTCGGCGTCAAGTCCTGTGAATTGGCTATGACTCTCATAAACGTGTAACTATCTGCATCCATCGGGCACTGCTCTTGTGCCACTCATTATTCTGCACGGGCAGGGCGTGAGCTTGCGCCTTTTCGGTTGGCCGACCTAGCCCATGCAAAAACTTTTATACTCCCGCTATCCGTGCTTTACACGGTCATGTTCTTCCTGCTTTTTGGCATTGTTGAAACGGTCAAGCGTGCCGACAAGATATCCAGTGATGCGTCTTATCCTCTCGAATTTAATATCTTTTCCTACATATCCATTGTCAACAAACAGTCTTTTTTTCATTTATTCAACTTCCTGATTGTGATGATGCTTATGCAACGGAGCGTGTTCAACAGTCGTGCGAATCTTGAACACGAGAATATCTAACAGGGAACCGCCCATGTAAGCAGAAAAACCAATGATAGCAGCGTCAACCGTAGGGGCCAGATCGAGATAATCAAGACCCCAAAAAGCCAGCACACTAACGAAACATGAGACGGCGCATGAGCTAAAAAATTGCGTCCAGCTATGCCAGCCGAGACGGCACAGACGGGTGAAAGTTGCGGCAATGCCAAGAACAAGGGGGACGGCTATGCCCTGCAAAAGCGGTTCAAAGCCATCCATCGGATTAGTCATTCTTCCCGGCCTCCATGACGGACCGCCATCTTCTGAGAGCTTCGAGGTCTGCATTTTTACGCTCCATTGTTGCCTCGTCCTCAATGAGCAGACGTACCAAGTCGCCCTGTGTTTTGGCCTGCGACCTGTCCGGGATTGTTATTGGCGACATGAGCGGGGCCGGCGGCAGGGTGACTACATGCTGCGGAGTTTTGGAGCAACTGACGCACAGAGTCAGGCAGATCAACATCA